GAATTGTAAGATTATTGTCGCGCACAGAGATTTTCGCTCTCTTATGCTCACGGCTCACGATGTTTATGACTTCATCAATCTCGTTCTGTTCATTGTTCACGTTATACATAGTGGAATTCGTCTCAGTCTGTGCCGGCTCCTTGGATATTAGGATGGCTGGCGTTTCCACAAGTCCGTCCGGATTCTCGGACAGCGTGTCGAGAATGGATTCAAACAAAGGGGCAAGCGCGAAGGCGCTTGCGGAGCCCTGTTTAAGAATTTCTTTCTCGACGTAAACTCGCATTTCATCTATATTCATAATACTAATCATTGTTGAAATCGTTATTAAAATCGTTGTTGAAATCACCGGCTACCTCGAAGCCGCCTATGTTCGCGACAACATTGTCGGTTTCAAACTCGCACTCAACCGCAGCCAAGTCTCCTTGTGTTTCCCACTTGGGCTCCATGGCGAATGAAATTGGCTTATACTCCAGCCCTTTGCTTCTTATTGCCTTGTTGGCGCACAGCCTCACTATTCTAAGTGCATCGCAGAGATATTCTGGTGCAAGAACGGTGAATTTGTATATCTTTTTACTGACTTGACTCTCAATAAAAGTGTACCCCATACGCGATGTGGATTCTTCCTCGAATGTATACTCTGGCTTGCCTATTTGTGTATTGAGCCAGCATTTGAATTTGAATCCGCTTGAAAAATCCACTACCCCATTTTTAAGTTCAAAGTTGTATGGATTACTGTACTCAAGATAAAGATAATCCTCGACACGGACACACACGTTGAATATGTCCGAATATATTGAGAAATTGTCTCCGTCATTATGGCTCAATACAATCTCGAAATACCACAGTCCCTCCGCGACGGGTTCTTTTATAGGGAAATTACCGAAATATCTAAGTACCTTGACCCCATTTACATCATGCAGTTCAAGGCCTGCGCCATTGAGGCTGTCAGTAATATCTATATCGTCGCTAAGCCCGTCATAGCTATGCAATATTACGGACACAATCCCAGAGCCGTCTGAGAGCACGACTTGAAACGGAATGAGCATATTGCTGTGAACTATCAGCGGGTATATCTGCCCGAACGCATAGTCTTTACGGTGATTCTGATAAGACAAATCATCGTAGAAAGGCAAAGGCGATATGTTGTTATTAACAAGTTTCATTATGCTAATTTAATTAAAAATATAACATCATTGCATATTTTTACAAATTTTAACATACTATTTAGGCTTATATGATAACTCAATGGTAGTCATGCGGGTATCTATATTTACAGACACGTTCTCCACTGTACCGAGGCCTATATTTGTGCGCACCAATTCCAAAGGGTCTATGTCGTTTTTAAGCGGCACTTTTATTGTTTGCGACATACTGCGCATTATGCTCCGGGCACTTATTGGGAATATATCGCACTTCACTTTGGCCGCAGGTAGATTGTATGTGTGGAATCGGCTTAGCAGATAAGGCCATGATGCACATCCGTTCTGCACGTACGCATCATACTTGTTGCCGCTTTCGTCATATAGCCCTTGCAGATAGACTATAGGCAGCCTATATTCTCCTGTTGCGGAGCGCAAAGGGCACAAAAGCGCGAAGCCGTCGCTTGAAAAATCGCTGGGGTTAAGCAGCATATAGTCAACATCCGGCGAGAACTGGTCTACTGTCACTTCTTCCGTCTTGTCTTTCTGCACATAATTGGACTGTATGTCTATAGTGGCTTCATTAAAAGGCTCGGTGCATGTGTCCATCCATTTAAAAGTATAGCTCGCCCCCAAATCCGATTTATTGTACTCGATTTCTGATTGAAAGAAATCGGCGTTCTTATGGTTGAATAGGTCTTTTTCTTTTGTAAAGTCCAATTGAACAACGCCCTCGTTGTCAGAATAGTCTCTTCCTTTATAGAAATAGGATATGTGCTCTATCCTCAGTTTTCCATTATCAATAAACCATAGACATCTGAAGCACTTCCACAGCATATCCATGATGCCTTTAAGTGATATATCCCCCTTCTGTGCCGCTTGGTCATAGTCACCTTTGAGCATATTCGACTTAGGAGTAAGGTACACATAGAACCTGTCCATATTGGGCAGCGGCACATTCTCTGAGTACAGAAATTGGCTGTAGTCCTCCGTGGCCTCATGCTTAATGGTCGGGTCTATTTTGGTGAGAATTGCTTTTATCATCGACGCAACGGAATATGCGTTTTTAAGCGTATATTTTTTCCGCACTTTTTTCTCGAATATCGGATAGGCATAATCCTCGCCATAAAAGAACCATATACCGGAATTGCCCCAATACGAGCTGCTGACAGGCATAGGCCGGTTAAGCCCCCCGTATGGTATGGTAAAATTGTCGGTAAAATATCTGCCATAGTCATTGATACCAAACCTGGTTGTTTCCTCAACGGATTTAGCCGAACATACTACGTTCCCTCCCAAAAAATCCACACATCTTTTATAATTCCGGTTGTCGGAAACAAAGTCATCAATAGGCACCGGAAATGTATTGACTGTTGTATCTCCGGATTGGTACGATTCTACATCACATAACAATCTTTGATATGTATGGTAAACCAGGCCTTCGAATGTTATAGTTTTGCCGGAGCCATCTGCTGCATATAGCAGCCATTTATCAGGGCCATATTCAATATAGCCTTTACCGATTTCCGCAGGGTCCAATATATCGCCTGAGTTGACAGAATAGTCAGGAGCGCTCCAATATAAAAGCTCATCATCGGAGGTCCTGTACATAAACATTCCATAATATGACGCGGCTCCGATATTTCCGAGAAAACTGATATTCAGATAGTATTTGCCGTCCTCGCTATAGTATTTCAGCTTAGTTCCCGCAAAAGCCATCTTAAATTCTTTGACTTCAGATCCAGTCATACTCCCAAACCCTGTTGGATTGAATTCATTGAATGATTTGTTATAGGCAAAGTGGTATTTTTTAAGCAAGTCCTCCTCTTTGTCAACAGCCTCGTCTACATCAGATTCCCAATAGGTTCCGCCTACAAAATTGGCTATAGTGGCCGCACCTTTTATATAAACTTGTATAAGGGGCCTTTTATACAATGAAATCCGCTCAATCTCTGGAGTTAGTTTTACAATGTTGAATGACTTTTCGTACCCATCCATAACGGCCGAATATTCATCCTCCGCCGTCAGTTTCAGCTCGCATACTTTTTTGCTTAAGTCAAACTTGCAGTCTGTTTTAGCAAACCGTCCCTTAAAATACTCAAGCCATTTGTCATTATCGCGTTTGTAGATAAGGAATACAAACTGGGTTTCTATTCCCGCGCGGGATATGACCTCGAAATCATCACCTACCAGACTGATTTTTCCGTCGAGCGTAGTTCTGAAAAATTCTTGGTCATTTTCTCTTGAAAGTTTTTTTGACATAGTTTTGTAGTGGGGCGTCACCTTGGTCAAAACATATATAGTTTCATTTTGCTTCAGGTCATTCACCTCCTTCAGCGACGCGTCAAATGCCTTCGCCTTGGCGGGCACATCTATCATTACGTCCTCGAGCAGAATAAGCCGTTTGTTTGACAGGTATTTACCATTTTTGTCATAAAATTTTATAACATCGAACCCTGTATATCTCTTGTTTACAAGTATTTTTTGGGTATGCTCTATCGGTATTCTGCCCGAAATATACGCGCCGTTTTCTTTTATAAAATTGGCATCCTTGGCCTCTCCTATAAAAAATTCATATTTTGGTAGTTTCATCAGTTCTTTATTATGCGTTTAACGTTTTTTTCCTGAACAATCATAGTGCCGTCGGACAAAGTATAGCATTTAAGTTCGTTCTGCTTCCGTATCGCGTCTATTCCGTTCTCTATCCGCGACAAGTCAGGATTATTGCTTTGGCTTATAGCTACGTTCAAACGGTCTGCTTCGGCAAAAGCATTGGAATACTTGTCCTCAAATACTCCTTTGTTAAGGCTCTCGATAATTGAAGGAAGTTGCTTTCTATACTTCTGCGTGTTACGCTTGTTGATAATGGCAAGCGCCTCTCCTCCCTCCGCTCTCATCCTTTTTTTCTTATGGTTCTTTACTCCAAGGTCTATATCATTGCCCGAGGCATGGGAACCGCCTTCAAGAAATTCCAATCCGCCCTCGCCGTATTCCTCTTGCGATTCCGACAATGTTACTTGCCTTGCTTTTATTTTAGCCGCTGCAAACGAAGTCCACATAGCTGCAATCGCAGCTCCAGCGAGTATAGGCCCAGCTATGCCAAGTTTCGACATAGAGCTCCATATATTTGCTGACGCAGTGATGAGCGATGATGCTTGTATGACCGAATCAAGAGCGACTTGCCTTTTTTGTGCCTGCTCCAATAATTTCTCTTTTTCCCTTTGCCGTTTTTTCTCTTGGGCAAGTTCCTTCTTGGCAGTAGCGACATTGTTTGCGTAGCCGTTGTTGCGGGCTTCTATTTCTGCGTCAACGGCTGATTGTGCTGCTTCCACACGGGTATTAGCCGCGTCGACGGCCGCTTGGGCGAGGTCTGTCTCGGCTTGCATGACCTCCGACAAATAGCTTACTGCTGTACTTGTTGCCTCTTGGAGCGCTTGGAGCGCTTCATCGTTAAATAAAGGTGATTCAGAGCCATCGCTGTTTTTTATTTTAATCGACCCGAGCAAGCCACCTGCAAGGCCGTGCTTACCGATATTTTCAATAACCTCGCCGAATCCTGTCTTGACCTTGCTCATTTTCTCATTTATGCCCCGGACAGTAGCCTCGGCGGCTTTAATCTGAGCCTTCGACCAGTCAAGGCCGCCGCTCTTCGCAAGTGCTATTTGCTTCTCCCATCGCTCTTTCTCTTGCTTGAGCGTAAACAAGGTGATGTCGTTCTCGGTGCGCTCGTATATGTCGAATTTAGCCTTTTCAGCGGCTTGCGCCTGTTCAAACGATGTCAATTCGAATTGGCCGATTATAAGCTTTTCCTTTTTGCCGAATTTCGCGGTTATTGCCTCGTCCGTTTCTTGTTCCTCTGGGGCTTTCAGGGCATTGGCTATTTTATATGCCTGAAGAGCGAGCATATTCTGCTTCTTAAGCAGTTCAAGCTCTTTATTCGAGCCTTTTTCCACCAATTCAAGCTGGGTCTCAACACCTTGTTGGCGCTGTACCAAAAGTTTTTTGTCATAATCTGCGAACAGCTTCAACCTTTTTTGCTCGAATTCAATAATAATTTCTTCTTCCGAGCGCGCCTGTTCGTTGCCCAATTCCCTGAGAGCTTTATTATCGGTAAGAATGAGCTTATATTCCTCAATAAGATAATCCTCTCTAAGGTCGCGTTCCCGAATTAAAGACATCTTTATCGCATCTAAATCATCATCTGATAGAACATAGCCGTTAGATACAGATGTATCTGCCGCTTTTTCTGGCTTACTGCTGATGAACCGGGTCAATTTATTCTCTCCGGTCTCTGAGGCTACATTCAATATTGGGTTTGTAATCAAACTGCTCCGAAATAGCTCTTCTGTATGTGTAAGCTGCTCTTGCTTTATTCTATTGAGTTCAAGTTCAAGTGCTCTTTGGTTATTGGCAATAGTATTGGTAATCAGTGTTTGCTGCTCTGCAATTTGCGTTTTTTGCTCTTCTGTCAAAGCCCTATACTTCTTGCCCACGTTGGCTACGTATTTTTCGTTCAAATTATATAGCCTGCGCAGCTTATCGTTTGCATTGGTAATTTCATCCGCTGCCGCTTTACGCCTTTTCGCGTATTCGTCCGTAATAAGCTTTGTAACGCTCTCCTCGTATCGCTTACGTATCTCGACTTGGTTTCGGCTAATGACTTCAGTAAGGTCACGTGGCGGTCTGCCTGCGCTCTCTCTTGTCTTGTCTTCCTTTGTTTTTTCTCTAATTCCGGCACTTTTCAGCGTAGCGGCGGCCTCCAGCTCTTTGGCTTTGACTACCTCAAAATATGCGTCTGCGTCTTTGCGCAAAGCTTCCGCTTCATCCTCGTAGCCTTGTATACGTCTATTTCTGGCCTTTATGGCCGTTTCAGTAAGGCCTTCTGCTTGTCGTATCGCTACATCTGGGTCATAGGTATAATCGCCCTGGCCGACACTCGCAAGAGCCACCCAGGTTTTGATTTTATCTAAAAATGAAGGTGCTTTTTTGCCCTCAGTTTTTGCTTCTTGCGCTTTTTCAAAGCTTTCTTTATATTTCTCTGTGGCAAGTTCCTGCGCTGCGGTTGCCTCCGCACGGAGTTGTAAAGCCTTAACAAATGCCGAGGTTTGATTTATTAAAAGGTTTTCTGCGTCATGCACGCCTTTAATGCTGACACCTAATTTATCAAATTCGGATTGATTGTTCTTTATAAATTGGTTTTTCTCCTGTACAGTTTTAAGCTCATTCCATTTGCTTTGCAGTTTTTTTAAAGACACAATATTGGACGCGTATGTATTATCTACGTCTTTTAACTTTTTATTTATATTATCAAAAACCTCTTCTGTAGATATAACTGCGTTTTTGCCTTTAATGACCTTGCTCGCCCAGTCAATAATACTGCTTCCGAAGGTAGCAAGCAAAGACAGCACCACTACCATCACGGTATTCCACCCTAAAAGTGCTTTTGTGAAGCTTTTCCATACAGGCACTGCGGCTTTCCCCTCCGCTATGGCGGCAGCATTCGCGGCCTTGAGTTTCTTCAACTCGTCTACCATAATCGGGATGTTGTTCGAAATGGCAAGGAAGAATTGATTGGCGGACACGGCAAGAGACGGCATTTCACGGACGACCTGCGCCACAGAGAATCCAAATCCGTCGAAAGCGGTTTTGTATCGGCCCACATTTAATGTATATCTGCCGGTTGCCTGCTGTAGCTTGCTCATCTGCTCATATATGTCTTTCGTTTCGGCTTGCAGCCTCTTAAATTCCTCCGAATTCGCCTGCAGACCACCCCTCAGTCCATTAAGCTTTATTTTATTCAGTTCGTATTGCGCTGCAAGTCTGTTGTAGGAGCCCTCGGCATTAGCGTTGATTCTGGCTTCGAGTTGCGTCACACGGTTCTTTTCATTGATTTCAAGCCTCAGCGCCGCTAATTGCTTCGCCTCGGCGCTTGCCGTGTACTGAAGACGCTGCTCCGCCTTCTCCACGGGGGTCAAAGCAGCGGCTTGCTGCTGACGCCCTCGGGTAACATCGGCTATCCGTGCTTTTAATTTAAGCAGTTGTTGCCCTTCCTCCGATTGTAAGAAGGCGAGTTTTTGCTGTGCTTTCTGCAGTTCCACTTGTGAGTTGATATGGTTCTTCATATTAGCGTCAAGCACCTGAATCTGCTTTGTCAAATCGATAATAGTGTTCAGCACTTGGCCCCCGTAGGCAGCGTCCTCTCTCTCTGCCTGCGTCATCGCTTTGTACAGCTCCACATTTTCTTTCAGGTCGGATTTAAGACGATTGTAGGAGCTGATTGCCTGTTTTATATACCTCTGCTGTTCCACGGTTGTCCTATTGGCGTCAGACGTCTGTGTCTTCAGCCACGCCACTTGCTTGCCGGTGTCCGAAAGTGCGAACGCCAATTCCTTTTGTGCGCGCTCCAACCGTGATGCGGAGATAGCGGCCTCATCTATCCGCTTTCTGCCTTCGCTTGTTGCCCCGCTCATAGCCTTGAGGGAAGAGGCCATGTCCGCCGCGCCCTTTTTAATCGCGTCCGCCATACCGGCGTATGTTTTGTTGAGCGTCGCCAACTCGTCAATCAGTCTATTGATTGAGTCATCTGGCTGAATTATGTCACTATAGCTTATCTTATACCCTTCGTCTGCCATATATTATCGTTTTATGGATTTATAACTTTTCAATTCCGCGTCTATCTGCGTCCTAATCAATTCTACCATGCTGTAGAACTGGAGCGCCGTCATCTTCTGCGCGTCTATATGCCCCCTCTGTCCTATGAGTAGACACATGCTTGCATATTGTTTGTCATAGGACACCTCCACAGAGTTAGGGCCGCTGAAGTTGCTCGGTTTGTAGCTCTTGAACATAAAATCGTCTATCTCCGCTATTTTCTCTTCATTCTCGTTGCCGTTGGCCACCGAGTCAAGTACGAGCATAGTCCTACGTTTCAGCATATCATATGCTTCCTTTTCACGCGTACTCGCGAACGTCTGTGGAAAATATGTCTCAAGTTCGGTTTGAACTTTTTTTTTAAGCCACAGCAGCAAGCGTATGATAGATGAGTGCCTTGCCTTTTTAATGCCATCAAGCAAAGCTTTGAGACCCTCATCCGACAAATCAGTTACCTCCTTGCCGTCAACGCGCGCTATGAGCGCGGCAAACGCCAAATACTTTGGCGAGATTTCATTGTTCACCATCCAAAGATTCTGGCGCATATTCTGCAGTTCCTGTAGCGCCTTTTTCTTGTCCCCCGTACCGATGAGTTTAGCGATTTTAACAATGTGTGAGTCCACATCGTCAGTATCGGAGCCTATGCCCGCATCAAGCAGAAGAAATTTATTATACTTCTGAAAATTTTGAATGGGCATTTCGTCTATACTTTCGTAGAGGTCTATTTTCTTGTGGTTGAGCATTACTCTTTTCATAATAAAAATCTTGCTATAGGGGTTGATATTACCGGAATCATCAAGGCTTCCGGCCATTGGGTGGCCAAAGACACCGACACCGCAAAGATAGCGGAAATCCAAAAACTAAGGCAATAATCGCATCCTAATAATTCAGAAATAAGTTTAGGCGACCTCTCTATCGCCCAGTCTCTTACACCAAGTTTACTTATCAGCTGAATGATGAAGCTCGTCGCGCATCCTACCGCGAGGGCTATTACTATCAAATAACGTATCTCTGACATAATTCTCTTGTTGTTAGTGAAAATTCAATTCTCAGTCCTGCGTACGGATACATAAAAAACATCTTGTCTATGCTCTGAACATCCTGTCCTGAATAGTCGTAGTTGTTATACACTTTTTCCAGCGAGTAGCCTTTGTAGATGTTCTCGAACCTTTCATATATGTCCTTTATAGTAAGTTTTCCCGTTGTTGAAATAAGTCCGGGCGTGGTCAAGACTCGGATGACCTCATCCTTGATTTCCTCGGTGTGCATTACCGAGGCATCATCATAGATGGATGCAAGATTATACCAAAACACCAGCGCCCCGTCAAAAGTGTACTGAGGCAATGCCTGTACGACCTGCGTGATGCTCTGCGGGTCATAGATGTCAAACCAAGAAAAATTACCAAAATTGTCATTAGGCATAAGAGAAACATACTCATTGTTGCCATTATAGCAAGCCGGGTATACGAATTTACTTCCATCCGGACGGTGCTCTATTAGTTTATAGCTTCTGCCAAAAGCGTAGTCCAACCATTTAAGCCGGTCCATAAGAACCCGCTGAATGTCCTGCAATACCTTGTCGAGCAGAACCGGATTATCTTTGAAACGGATATGTACAGAATTCTCTTTCATTGTCTTGTAGCTTTTTTTATCTGTTTAACTAATTCTTTTCTTATATGGCCACGAACAATCCTTGTAAAGTTCCTGTCGGTAAGTCTAAAAATGGAGTTACCATACCTCTTCGCAAGAAAGGGGCGCTTATAGTCATCCGAGGTGATGTAGAATCCCTCGGGGTCAACCACAAGGTGCATAGCTTCGTGGAAAGCACCGGTGTCCCTTAACGTCACACGCGTATACGGCTGACCTTTACGCCTTTTCTTCAATATGGTACTCGGTGCATACGGCCTATACTCCATAATTTTTACATCCTGCCCGTTCACACCTCTACGAAATAATTGGTCGTTGGCTATAGCGGACACGATGACGTCCTCCTTGCTTCTTATGGCGTCCTCGAGATAAAGGGGAAGTTGCTCGCGGAAAGCCCTCAGCCTGTATTCAAGATTGCGCAAAGTGGCATTGTATCTCCTTATGGGCTTCATATTGCTCTGTACTTAATTCCATTGTTCCTACACGGCATACATACCCTATCAATACCCTGCAGACTTATATCAAGGGCCTTGAACGCAACATCAAGTTGATGAACAAGTCCGGACCGCCCCATCGATGAAGCATCTCCGTCAAGAGCATAGATGATATCCATCTTCGACGCATTGACCGAATGCCGATTGGTTCTGACATTAGCATTATATGCAAACTCCCTAAGCATATCCACAGCAACCTGTTTAGCTATCACATCCTGAAATATAGTTTTCTGCTCCACTACAAAATCAGTCACATCGCATCCCACGGACACCTCCAAATTAAGACCATAGTTGGTGTCATAGGTATACTGGTTTTTGTCCACATCCCACAAGTGTACCGGCGCCCTGTCAAAATCCTCACTGTAGTCGTCGTTGTAGTCACCGTCCGGAACAAATTCTTCCCCAACGCAGAAAGGATGCACCTCTATGTATTTAGACCAAGCAAGATATGATTGCAGTTCGGTGCGGGAACAATACTTACACGGTTCTTTGGACCAGTCCTTATCTTTGCTAATAGCCATACTGTCCTTGGGCAATTCAGATTGGCGATAACCCAGATACCAACTGCCCCCCGCGTCGATGCCTTCACCCCGGTAGGGAAGAACGAGGTCCGGTATGTCAAACCACTCGGCGCTGTTTCTGCGTATCTTATTCAATTTTATGATGCGTATGGGCAGACTTGAAGAAGAGTGCATGAGGTATAACGTGTACTCCCCCGCTTCTGTGAATTGGAGACCTATGCGGTTTATCCGCGTGGCCACCCCCTTGGCCCTTACCGGAACAATCTCGAAACCTACAAAATTGTTTTTATTCGGTACCGTGTCCACGATACGCCCTGTGCCATCAAACAAGGTTTTATGCTCACAGAGTTCTTTCATCGTGCGCTTTGCTAATTTCTCCGTATACAGACGTGAAATGGCCTTTGCGATACTCCCTTTTGTCTTAGCTTCAAGCCACTCCGAAAAAGGGTCGGTCGGTTTCCAATAGGCATCGTTCTGCGTGTCTACATTTTGATTGTCTTTCAACGCTTTGTACAGTGCGCTGTTATGACTTACGATGTTGCCCGCCCTGTATAGCTTATCCGGATTATATACATCATACACGATATTTTTGAAGTCGGGGGCGATACATACGAGATTGGGTATAGTCAGCAAAGGATGGACTTGCTGAAAATATAGTCCCGACTCGCTTTTGGTAAGCGAATCCGAAATGCGTATGTCGGTTGTATCATAATTCTGTTCCCATCCTACAAGGTGGAGCAGTTGCTCTTGTATCACATCAGTTCTTACCATATACTTTCGTTTTTTAATGAAAGAGGCATAGAAGCCTTAGTGGTTTCTATGCCTCTCGCACACAGATTAGAGTCAATTATCGCTTAAACAACGGCTTTTGTGTTGACTGGGTTAGTTTCCGAGTTGACCACTACAACTGGCTTGGCGTATGCGGCGTTTTCGCTCGATACGTTAAACGCAAGGATAGGACTTGCATTATCGTCCGGCTTGCTGTTATACGCGGTAATAAAGGCCACATCGACAGCGAATCCGTAATGCTCTTTGCGGGTGCGCGTCATATCTGCGGTGGCGTCGCCCGCAATAGCGTGGTAGTCGCCTACCGAATCGTAGAAATACGTACCGACAGGCATATTCAACAACGGCAAAGTTGCGATGCCCCATTCGTGCCCGTCACCCGATACTGTGCCAAGCAAGCAGTCACGCTCAAAACGAGTAAGTAAGCCAAGAGAGCCGGCGTTTACGGCATATCCCTGCGCATACTTGCCGACAGCAGCCGCGAGGTTATTGGTAAAGTGGACAATCTTATTGCCGAACTCGTTCTGCTTGTTCTCGTCGTTGTACAGCCCGTGTTGCTGAAGCTTACGCATAATGGACTCGACACCCGGGTCGCCGACAATATGCAATTGCCCGAAGAAATCGTTGGCGCCCATCATTACCTCAAGGTCGCCGAATACGTTCTCGCGCTCAGTCCATTTGGCGTCAACCGAGTTGGTCGCAAAATCGTAAAGCAATTTGTTCTTTAGCACCTGGGTCTTATTAGCCGCAAGAGAGGCAAGAGCCGCTTCATCCAACTTCTGGGCGAATTTGTAGATATACTTCATCATCTTCGTCTCGAAGTCTTTCTGGATGCTGATTTCATTGTTCATGTACATAGCCGGGGCGATTGTGAACCCCCAAGCGTAAGTCGTGAACGTAATCTGTACCATTTTAGAGGTGTTCTCGCTATCAGCGATTGTCAATGTACGAGAATCACCGATGGCGATGTCCTTGTCATAATTAATCACTGGGGTTTCAAGCGTATTTCCGATTGAAACTCTTGCCTTCTCCTTCAATTCAGGAGTCAAAATGCCGAGAGGGTCATTGGATTGCTCCATAAAGGCGTTCAATGCACCGTAGCGGCTTGGGCGATATTCAAACTTGTCTAAGTTGGAATTCGCACGTAAGTTCTGAAGTCTTGTTAAAACTAAACTCATAATTTGAAAGGTTTAATTGTTATTTACTATGCTGCTATTGGTGCATTACCCTTTTACGCCATAGCCATTGTTTCTATTTATCGAATAGGCAAATTAGCCACATTATTTTCTTTTCTTAACTGCAAAGACTGCTCCGCAAATTCAGTCGAGTCGCGTGTCAGACCGTTTGAAAGAAGGTACGCCTCAATGGCTTTGTCCGCATCTACCTGACTTCTTACATCCCCCAAATCAAGCACGGACGTTCCCCCTGAGGAGGTGCCGTTTCCGGAGCCAGTGCCTCCACCGTTCTGTCTGCGCCCATCGTCAAGAACGTCTTTCAACGATGTCTCCATGACCAGTTCCTCCACGGTATACGGGTTGAGATTGTTCTTAGGGTTGTTGAGAATATTGCCGTCAGCGCCTCTTAAAACAAGCTTACGCGAACCATTTTCCTCAATAAACTCCGGCGTACCCTTGCTCAGAACCTCTGCTTTCGCAGCATTCAGAAGCGTTTTCTGAACAGGCTCCGTGATTCCGCTCTTAAATTTAAGGCCCCCGGTTGCAGCCCGGAACGCGTAGTCGACGTGAGTATCGGTCAATTCCTTCTCGAATTCGGCCTTCTTGGCGTCGAGTTCGCCCTCTTTCGTTTTGAGCTGTGTTTGCAACTGAGAAACCTGTGTTCTTGCATCCGTAAGTTGCTTGCGGAGCACGTCATCCGCATTTTGGCCTTCAAGTTCCTCTATTCTCTTTTTTTGTGCCTTAAGTTCTTCTCTAACGGCCTTGTCTTTCTCAATCTGGGACTTGTATTCATTAAGCACGCGCTTCGCGTAATCGTAGCTCTTTTCTCCCGAGTTCTTGGCGATGCCCGTAACTTCATAAATATCGTTGTCATACTGCCCATGCAGCGTCCCAATACGATTGCCAATGACGGTGTTCTCGTCATTCTTCGACATCTCGGCGACAGCGCTTAACACTTCGTCCGACAAGCCGGACAATGCTTTGTTCTGTCTAAGCATATCAACCGTCAGCATATCTAATCCTTCTTGTCGTATGGGTTATACAATACTTTGCTAATCTCATATCCGAGTCCGACATAGTTCTTTCGAAACAGCTGCCACTCCGGGAAGGTAAACATCTGAATGAATGGCTGCGATTCTTCCTTTCCGGTGTGCGGATTGAATCTGCGCCCATGAATGAGCTGCGCATGGACAAGGCCCTCTGTGCCTGGAGCCGGTGTATAAACATTGTGCTTCGGACTTTCGGTTTTTGGCTTATCTGAAGGACTAAGTCGCTCTTCCTCCTTGTCAATCAGGGCGAGACTTGATGCAAGGTCATTCAGATAGGCCACTTGTTTCTCCGTTGGCTTTTCCAACTTCTCCAACGCCGATTTCTCCGATAATGCCTTCGCTCGGTAGTCAATTAGGCTCTCCGTTGCCATTTCCTTAACTGTTTGTTCTGTCAATTTCTCTAACATACTGCATTAATTTTTTATTGATGATATTAATCTTTTCTCTAAGCGTCTTGTTCGAGGCAAATTCTATAATATTGATGTTCTCCCGCTCGAATCTGTCTATGAGCGATGAAAAATTCACCTTTAGCCTCAGCAGGTCTGTGTCTATAAGCCCCCTCTGTTGCAGTTCAAGCAGTTCGGAAAGGGTCTTGTGCGGATAGGGCTCAAGCTGTTTCAAAATAAGCATCCTCTGCAGCGTAAGCGGATTGTTACGGTACTCAACCTCCGTTATCTGCTGCGCTATGGCGTCAAGTTCAGACATAGCCGCACCATTCATTTTGGCCTGATTGTATTTCGTGTACAATTCGGACACCGTGAAGACATAGAACTCTGTGCCCCAATTGACCGAAGAGGAGAGAAACGACTCTCCATATCGGAACCGACAAATGGTGTCTTCCACAAATTTCTGGGCCTGCTCAAAATTGGTCTTGAGGGCTATGAGCACCGAAGTCTTGCTTTCAAAATTGGCGGTTACTTGTGTCTCATTAATCGCCTCCTTCTCACTTACCGTGCCCCCGGAGCCTACCACCGATACGACAATCTCGTTCTTCAAACGGCTACATTCGTCTACATTGTAGTCAAGCGATGTGCGGTCTACGGTAGTAATCTGCACTGGATTACGCATATCAGTTATGCCCTCACTTTGGTTGGGCACCGGCACCTCAAGAAAAGAACCTGGACCGGCGATGCGCTTCTCGCCGCAGCACGGACATTTTTCTACCGTGCCGTCGTTGAGAATCTTATACTCGCCCTTCGCATTGCGCAGAAAACCGCCGTCGCAATAGTCTCCGGTCTCATTGTTCTCAAAATTGCAGTCCGCCTCGTATGCACTGTAGATTGGGTACGGTGCATACAAGTCCAGATGCTGTTTGGATAACGAGAAAAACAAGTACCAATCGAGATTGGAGAGCTCCTTGGTTATTGGGTTCTTCTTGATGTCCGGATTTTTTTCATTGAGTGAGGTTGACCAGAAGAACCTCGCGGGACAATATCCCAAGTTGTGAGCTGACTCAGACAAAAGCGACTGAATCTCATTTCTCTCGTTAAGCTGATAAACCCTTATGGCCTTGTCATCAAACACGGCAAGACGATTTTTCGGCTGACGGAAAACGAGCCATTCAAAATCGGTCGTGCTAAAGGGTTTTAGTTCATAATCGACAACATCCTTTATTTCAAGCCAATAAAAATATGGCTCAGGTCTCGATGATGCCTGTTGTTGTGGCAAGTCGACCACCAGAATGCTGTTGGCGGACACTTGCATTTTATGCCAAGCAACTGTCTTCCACACCTCCGGCTCATTAAGTCGGTTCTTTCGGTAATCCGCCCAATCCTCCGCCAGTTCAGAATCGGTGAATTGATAGGAACTCGACGAATTTCGGCTGTAAAACACTCGCTCGAGCTCCCTGTACACATCCTCGACCACAGCGGGTGTGGAAAGGGGAAATTTGAAAAGGTGCAGAAATATGTTGTACTTGTCTTTTGGAAGAAGTTTTCCGACCCAATCCAAGAAAACGGTGGTCGGTTGGTTCGTGTCGGACACGGAGAGACCCGCCTCAGTATGGAATCTGAGACGGTTCTGCAAGTTGACCGCTTTTTGGACGGTCTGCCTTTTAGTCGGCTTTTGCAATATCTGGCTTATCTGTTTTAAGTCTAAGGCCATTCTCCTCGTCGTAATAGTACTTGCTGTCCTTCGGCAGCTCCCACCCGCCGTTCAAATGCCCCATATCGAGCAGCCGCTCGGCGTGCGCAACGCCGAACTCTCTGCTCATGTTGTGCTTGGGGACAATCAAAGTAACCGTGGGCTCTTTCTTAGGTCTCATGATTAACGTGATTTTGCGTTAACCCAATCGGTCAATGGATTGAAGTCAAGGGTCTCACGCTTGATGATGGTGAAATTGTCACTCCAGTTGGGAAAAAACGACCATTCGATGGTGTTGCTGTCCGGTTCCTCAAAACCTCCGAGTTTCTTGTCGCCCACGAACAGCTTGCCGATTGGAATGGGCATGTATTTTGCCGATTCTCCAGACTCGTCTACAAGGCAGCCGATGTTTCCGTTCTCGTCAATCAGCCACACGCCCACATTCTCGCACATATACTGCTTGAGCTGAGCAATGGTCTTCTGACTCTCCTGATAGATGCTGCCGGTGAATGTCGTCGGCTCACGCCCGATAGTAATCTCGATGCCTCCGAGCGTTTGATTTCCACCTCCGAACGTACGGGCCGCACCAGGCTCGGTGGTAGGGTTCTGTATGTACGGGGACACCGTCATCTTAGTACCGTCAGCGGCCGAAAAAAGCGCAGTGAACGATGCCGCCTTTGTGGGGTCCGCCACGGAGTTGAGCTCTCCGGCGGTCTTATAGATACGCTGGAAGGCTACCTTCTGAATCTGCCCCATCGACTCCTTGCATTCGGCGATATCGAGGTCCGCGATATGCTTGCCCTGGGGGCATCCACAATTCAATCCCATAGAAATTTCAAAGTTTTAAAGGGTTATTAAATGCCGAATGTGCTACCCATAGCATATCCGTTCGTTTCTGCGCAAATATAATAAAAAATAACGTTTCTGTATAGGCTTTAACTAATTTTAACTTAATTTCGGCGGTGTATTTTTTTTCTTGCGCCCCTCCGCGAGTGCATCTCGTAAACGCCGGTCAGCGCATCCGGCGCATCGTCGTGCTGGTTCTTGCGCTTGTTGTCCTTGCGGTACGACATAAGTGCCTGGTGGAACTGCGGCCACTTGCGTTCCCACCCTTCTGGAAAGAGAACGTCGTTCATGACGCAGCCGGAGTTGGTGAAGATGCGCGATTTCTTGTTTTGTGTCTGTGTGAACGTGCTGACCGAGCACCGGTAATTGCGCATCCGCTCCCTCAATATGCGCTTAACATTCCTTGCATAGCCGCGCCCCCCGTTGTTGGACTCTATGAGGCACTCGGTTGTTTGGTTGCGCTGCAGCATCTCCGCGCTTTGATTCTCTGTCACCTCCATGGGCGCGTCGGAAAAGAGAACATCGGTGACGTAGATGAACTCCGGGGTGTTGACGAAGCATATCGAGCAGAGCGAGTCGGAGCCGGTGTCGGCGGTGTCGGTGTAATTCCAACGCTGAAGGGCTCTCGTGCCGAAGGGCAGCTGCTCCCTCGTGTAGGTGCGGAAACCGTCCGCGTACATCAGACCCTCCTTCGGCGTCGGGTCCTGCATGTACTGCGTGTCGAACACTACGGGGTTCACGGCGCGCATGCGGTGCAACTCCTCGAGCGTGTGCTTCATCGGCCACAGCGCGCGCTCCTCGCCCGTCACGGGGTCGGTCTGTATGGCGGGAAGCGACAGCACGCGCCACTCGTCCGGCTCTATCTCCTGCAGATAGCCGCAGAGGTCATGCTCGTGCAGCCTCTGCATGATGATGATTATGGGGGTGTTGCGTGAGTTGGTGCGGTTACGGATGGTAGACTCGAAGCGGAGATTGATGCGCTCCCTCACAAGGTCGGAGTCGGCGTCCTCCGGTTTGATGGGGTCGTCTATGACGATGGCGCCCTGAAAGACGTTGGTCCTCGCCCCTATGAGGTCAAGCACCTCGTTGGTATGGTCGTCGAACATGAAGGGGTTGTCCCCGCCGTCAAGGGCCTCTACTGAAGGGTCGATATCAACGTTACCCGCTCCGAAACCCGTTACCTGTCCTTGTGTGGACACTGCGTACAGCTCGCCGCCGGCCTTGGTCTTCCATCTCTTGGCGGAGCCTTTCTCCGCGGCGAGGGCGGACTGCGGAAAAAGGGCGGTATACAGCTCCTCCTGCATTATGGAGCGTATGGTGTCGGAGTTGTCGTTCACAAGAATGTCGGAGTACGACAGGTGGAGAAACCGGCACTTCGGGTTGAGGGCGAAGCACCAGGAGATAAATGACTTGATGACGAGTTCGGTCTTGCCGTAGCGGGGGGCGATGTTGATGATGAGACGCTTGCAGTCCCCGTCCACAACATCCTGCAACGCCCCGAACATTTTTCTGTGGTGCTCCGCCACTATGAACGAGCGGTGATACTGTGCCTTGAACATCGCCTTGGTGTAGCTCTCGAACGATGTGAGCAGTTCGAGACGGAGGAGGTCCTGCGCATTGACCGGGTTCGGGTCAGAAACGTCGAGCACGCGCTTTTGCATGTCCTGTAGTGTGTCCATGTCCTTGTACGTTTTGATTGGTTTATTTGAGGAGGGTGTCGCGTATCACGATGTAGGCCTCCCGGCTGACGGGGGTGTCGGGGATGATGCCCCTCGCGGAAGACCCGGAGGGGATGTCGAGCTGCATTGGCCCCTTGCCGAAGACACGGTCCCACAGGCGTTCCACCGTGTCCGTGTTGCCGTACTTGGCATCCTCGAGGATGCGCTTTATGACTGTCTTGATGGCGAGGGGGACCCGCTTGTTGTCCATAAGGGCGGAGAGCTGCGTCTCGTTGCATGTCAGCAGACATGCGAGGAGATTGGCCGTGTCCGCCTTGGTGAGCCGGAGGCTGAGGTTGATGTTGAGCGAGTTGAGAAGCCGTGTGACCTCAGGTCTCGATGTGCCCTGCAGCATAAGAGCCTTGTTGACCACGGAGTTGGCTACCTTGCCCCTCAGCCGGTTGATGTCGAAAGGTTCCTCCGGCATGGCTTCTACCGCCTCTATGGTCTCGGCCGCCCCCACTTTCTCCCGTGCGTCCTCCATGGCGGAGGCACGCGCCCCAGAGACCGGCAGCCCTTCCCTTCTATCCGTTTCCGCCTTCTTCTCGAGAACTTTAAGCCGGCGGCGCTCCGCACTCTTGCGCTTGGCTATTTCCCTTGCAAGAGCGTCGGTCTTGGCGCGCTCCCTCTCGGCGGGGCTGAGTATATCGTCGTTGTTGTCCATATCCTTGGTGTTTTCAGTTCTACATAGCCGTTAGTACAAAGGGTCTGTCCGAAAGTTATCCCCGGGATTCTCCTCGAACGTTTCGTCCAGATACTCTTTTCTCCACAGGTAGCCGTATGCGGTGCCGTAGGAGCGGCACGAGGAGTAGAGGGCGCAGGCGAGCGCCTTGGCGCCGCTTTCTCTCTTATGGTTGACAAAGGCCTCCGCGGAGTCCCATCTGCGGTCAAATGCGAACACCCTGCGTCCGTCCGGTGTCTTGGAAACGGCCCTGTACGCATAGAGGGGCTTCGGTTTAGGGCCTCGCCTCGCGCTTGGCGATTCCGTTTCTGGAAGCATCTCCGCGAGAAAGGTCGAAGGAGAGGGCGTTTCCCTAAGAACCTCTGCAATAACGGACAGTGGCGACGAACGTCGGGGCAGAGTGTAGGTCTTTCGCTCCCCGGTGGTGGTGTCTGTTAGTACAAGCATAAAACGCCCCGTGGGGGCGCGTCCGAAAAGTTCTATTCCGGACAGGGGAAGCGAGGCCGTGCGGTCTCCAATGCCGAGCGTAAAATTTTCGTCTTTCATATCTGTGCCGTTTTGTGCAAAGGTAATCAGAAAAACTTGTTCTAACAAATTCATGCGCAAAATCGGGTATATATTTAGCATGACGTGTACCCGATTCTGCGTTTTCGGGTACATATTTAGCACGATGAGTACCCGATTCTGCGTTTTCGGGTACATATTTAGCACGATGAGCACCCGATTCTGCGCATGAATTTGTTAGAATTTCTAATAAGTTTCTCGCCCACGTGCGCATAAATTTGTTAGGACATTTCAATTTCTCTTTTTTAAGCTCCCGAGGGGCCCTCGGACAGTTCGGAAACAAGGAAACAATCTTTGTTCCCTTATTATGCTCTGATAATCAGCCTTTTACGGGAATCGGGAACAAAAGAAACAAAAGTTTCTATAACATATATACGCGTTTTACGATTTCTCACGTGTGGTATAATATTATAACGTATTTATAATAATGATGCAAAAATATACATTATTATTCTTTTAAATCTTTTGGTCTATTTATTGTTTCTTTTGTTTCCGTAGGTGTAAGGGATTGATATATAGATGATTATGCGGAAACAATCTTTGTTTCTCTTTGTTTCTTCTTGTTTCTCCGATTTTAAAAATTGGCATTATTTTTTTAGAAGTTTTACCGCCCAGAAAAATATTCAGCCAATCAACGCTCCACCACTATATATTCGCACCCGATGATTGAGGTGTTTGGGTTTTTGCTCACGACCTTTATGCTTCGGTTTTTTACCTTTTTCGTCTTCCATAGAAATCCAAGAAACCTCTTATATGTCACCGTCTCCACTACGACAAGCGAATCGCGTGAGATGAATTTTAGAAAAAGACTATCCTTTCGGAAATGCCCTTCGGCGGTAATCCATCGGTCACTATAGCTAAAATCCCTATATATAATATTCGTCTGCGTGATGGTGTCATACTTCGTTTTTTCCCTTATCTCGGTTCTTATGGACCCGGAAGTGGATGTGCCGACGGCTGTATACCGCTCTACATTTTCCCCCCTCGCTTTCAGCTCTTTTATTATCCGCGCATCGTTTTTCCTGTATTTCTCAAGTTCGGATATGGTGAGCCTTAATTGCTGCTTCTCAATAGCATTAAGACTGTCTCTGACGATAAAAGCTCTTAGGCTGTCGCCTAAGAGCACTTCTTGGTTCTTTTCATACCGTTTATCGTCGCGCAGCCACTTTGCGCATACAATCGTAAGGACCAGTGCGCATACTATACTTATTATTGTCCGACTGTTCATAGGTGCAGTATCTGTCTTTTCGGTTTTTCCGCACGCCCATCGTATGAGATATGTACCCATGAGTAGTGCTTCTCGTCAATCAATTGCTTGTACGGTAGATTGAGTTTTTTGGCCAAGTCGAACAGCTTCTTGTTTTCCCCGGGGCTGCCCCCGGTGATATCCGCCGCCGCGCCCCTAAGGTGGTCGCTTGTTGGTGAGCCGCCTACTTTTCGATTCAACGCGGGGCATCTATATCCGCTATTGACGGTGATGGGCTTTCCATAAGCTTCCCGAAGAGGGTTGAGGACATTTGCGATGAGTTCCTCCGCCTTACGTTTCCACGCTTCTGGTATTGTGTTATCGATGCCGTGGGCTTTCGCCACGGCGCTTCTTGTCATTTCTGCGATAGTAAAGTAATTCTTCATTTTGTTTTTGTTTTTGTTTTTGTTATTTCATTTACGATTTTTTCGAGTACTTCCGCGCCCTGCTTGGTAGTGGCTGCTTTCACAATGTCCTTTACAATGTCGGGTACATCCGCCACGTGCGCTTTTTTCCGCCGGCTATTCTCAATGACCGAGCGCCCCTCGATGGCTATCACTGCCACAGTACTGAGAGCTGTGGCGAACGGCAGAATGTAGAACGACAGGAAGCAGCCGAGCGCGTCGAACATAAAAGCGCACATCATAAAACGCGCATAGTCGCCTATTTTCGTAACGGTTCTGCGGAAACCGTGCGATTCCAGTTTTTCACCGAGAGCCTTCGCCGTCGATGTGCCGCTCCAGAAGTCTATCAAGTTGGCCGCCGCCATAAAAGACCAACATATCAATATAATGCCCACTCTTATGGCGACGTAGAAAAGGATGGCACCTGTGTCCTGCGCCTCAATCAATTCAAGCATATTCTGTGTGTATTATAGGTAATCGTCCCAGTTAATTTCAATGTCGTTTGCAGCTATGTCTGCAAGCCAGCGGTTAAAAGCCATTCCGTCATAGCCGTCAGGGTCTGTGGCGACTGCTATGGCATATTTGACACAATCGCCCTCGGTTTTGAGCACTTCCGGATAGAAGTCAGCATAGGCCATGTTGGCAAGATATGTGAGGTCTCCGAGTGTCGGCGTGAACAACGTTTTGAAATTCGGCTCAGCGTCCACCGCGCGCTTGATTTCCTCCACAGTCCATGAATGCGCCGCTCCGTTTCTGTTCACCATTTTGCCGCTTACATACTCCGCGAGCTTGGCAGTGAAATGATAGCCGTGCTTGCTTATATAGTTCATGGACCCCGTCGGCTTAAAGCTATTGGCGCCCACATTCTTGAAGATGGTGATTAATTTTCTCATAGCTCTAACTTTTAAATTCTTTGATAAATCCGGAGAGCATGTCTTTCATCTCCGCAATGGTATCTTCTATCTTGCTGAACCTTTTCTCTGTTTCCTGCTTTTCTTTGTATACCGGATTCAGTTCCGCCAAGAGTCCCGGCGCTTTCGCGAGGAGCGTTTCGGCTTCTTCCCTTTGCGCGAGTATCTGCTCGGCCCGGCTCTGCACCGCGTTCACATCATTGATAAGCCCCTGTTTGTCCGTGGACAGAACGAGATTTCCTGCGTATGTGACGGACAATTCCTCAGGGATAGTATAAGTGGCTGTTTTGTCGTCCGCCTCAATGGTGATGTCCCTTACCATTTCGGCCTTTCCGGTCTTTTGGTTCACATCCATCCGCGAGAAGGACACTGCTGTCGTCTTGCCCTGACTGAAATTCAGGTTGGACTTATCAAGTATATAGACTGGATAGCCCTGCTTAATATCTTTGAATTGCATAGTTTTCTTATTTTTTAGGTTATCAGTAAAAAGGCGGAGGGCCGATACGGTGAGGGGCTCTCCGCCCGTTGTTCAGAAGCCGCTAAGTTGTCGGCGTCGTGGTTTTAAGCGCGGCGATGAGCGTCGCGTTCTGTTTGAGCTGCGACAATTCGAGGCGTGCGTCGTTGTACCGCTGCTGCAAGTCTGACTGCCAATGCGTGTTCAGCGTGTCGATGATGCGCTGCGTGTTGTCCTGACCGGCTCTGATGATGTCGCACTTGTCCTGTGCATTTTGGAAGCCGAGGTTGGAGAAACCACGCTCCACCGAGGAGTTGACGAAATTCAAGCCTTGCTGCAATGCACAGGTCTGGCCTTGGATTGCGATTTGGTTGTCGTAACCCTTTGAGAATCGACTGCTGTGTTTGGCAGCAACAGTCTTTGAGGGCCTGTGTCATCTGCAGATTGCCTGTCAGCACAGAGTTGATGATTCTCTCCGCTGAGAAGCCTACTTGTCCAGCAAGATTGCCTATTCCTTGGCGGACATCACAGATAGCGGCGTTCAGCGTATTGAAATCGCAGTTGAGACTTTGCGCCAACTGGCCTATCTGACAACCATTGCCTTTCAGCGCATCCATGATGGCGTTTGTGTTCTGGTTGTCCTGCATCTGCGTTCTGAGGGCGTTGAGCTGGTTTTGGATTTCTGTGTTCTGCAGATTTCCCTCACCATATCCATTGCCCCACATACGCTGTGCAAACATCATCCACACAAGATAGATGAAGGGGGTTGTTCCACTGGCCACCGAGGCCGCCATTCATCATTGCAGCCGCTGTCATAGGGTCGTTGTTCTTGCTGTTGGCAAGAGCGGCAATGAGCGCGTCATTGTTGTCGCGGTCATAGCAGCAAATTTTTTCAACATCACTCATAGTTGTAAAAATTTAGAGGTTAAACAATTAGGTTTCTATATACTTTTCCGGAGGAGTATTCTTATTTTGGTCCAATTCGAGCTTGGCTTTAGACTTGCATTCTTCGCAGAAAGCGAAATATGCCTTATATTCGTCAGGCTTTTCGTCTTTTTGCCGAAGAATTGCAAGCTCCTCACTCAACATGTACCTACTTCTTATGAGGTCATTGACCCGGTTTTCGTAGGTAAGATTATTTTCTGATATGGTTTGCGGTATCTCGTCCACCTCCTCGCACTGCTCTACTGACAGACCAATAGCAAGTCCACGTTTAAAATAAACGTCTGTGTTCTTGACATGCACATACTTATCTTCCGTGCTGAAAATCTCGTTGTTCTGTTTTGTTACCATGATTATGTATTTTGTACCAGGGTTATATTCGTTTTCTCTGCAAGTGCCGCTATAATATCAGCGTCATCTTTCATCACATCATAAACTGCTTGTTGCAAACCGATAGTAATAGCCGATGTAGCCGCTGAATTATTTATCATATATAAAACTGATTCTTTTGACAACACCTTACTGTTGTAGAATCTAATGTTTTTTGAAAGGTTCTTAATATTGATTGTTTTAATATTGCCTCCAATATTAAGGCTATTATTGTCCGGCACATTGCCAACGTCGAAAGTACCCATTATTGTCAGAGGTTTGGTGCAGCCTTGACACATCCAATTCATAGCCCTTATTGATAATCTAATCAAAGATTCGTTCGAGTATCGCAATGGAATGAAATTAAGAACTTCTAAATTATCTAAGTTACCCGTAACTGCAAATGTTGAACCTAAGTTACAGTTAGATTGATAATAAAGACGTTTATAATCGGGACAAGGAATATTTGTTCGTGCAGAAGAATCTCCAAACCCTGCTAAGATTGGCAAACCTATCCACCATCCCCAAGTCTTTTCATATATCACTCTCATCTGTTCTTCGGTAATGTCCGTCAGCCCATTCAGTTCGTAGAAGCCTGTCGTCTCGTTGTACTTCGCTCCAGCGGAGATGTATAGGTCACGGAGTGTGCCGGAGGTGGTATCATATATAACCTTAGGGTCTTCGGGTACACGTGTTAATGCTGTATTTACAAGAACCTCATAGAGTTTGCCTTTGTAAAACCATCTCGTATGTTGAACACCGTCTCTGTCGAGTAAAACCTCACAGACAGGCGCAAAATCGCCGTATGTTTTTATCATGTCGCCCACCTCGGGAAGTTGCGCCGCTAATCCTGTGTTTTTTCCCTCAATACTGAACGAGTACGCCTCCGTAATTGAATTTTTTATTGTTTCAGCCCTTATCGTATCAAGCGCCAATAACAAATCACCATCGTATGCTCTTTTACAAGTTTTGAGTATATAGTATGGATTATAACTCATTACAGCAGTAAGGTCATTTTTTAATACTATTCTTGTATACGCATTAGCCGTGCCGGATTCCGGCACCAGTATATCTGTATATTCGTCGGGATTCTCTTGGTTGCGCAATGCGGTAATTGTGATGAATCTTGATTCTTCATCGCTAACTTCCTCTATTAAGTCACCGGTTTGCGGTTTTACCGGGTATACCACACCGTACACCCCATAAACTTTTGGCGTTAGATAGTATTTTATACGTGCTTCTTCATATTCGGGGTTCAGATACTTAAGGTCGTTTGTATACACGTTTCGTTTCGGCGAAACCTTGCCCCACGGCACTGCCAACGTTGCTATATCGTTAGATGTAGTATAAGCAAAAATATAAGTATCGCCGTCATAGTCCACAGTAACCGAATATACACCGCTTATGCGTTGCGCACTTGTAACAGTAGCCCACAGTGGCGCAGTGCCAACAGGCACTCCCGATAATGAGCCTATTCGTATACGGTCCCCGGCTTTCGGATTGGCAAACACTTTATTCTGTATTGCCGGGGTATCGGTATATAAGTCATCGAATACATCAAAACTTGTTTGGAATTTCGGGATAAGTACTTTGGTTATATCCGAACCGTCCGGCAATGATGTAAAGCCGGATTCATAAAAATCAAAGAAGTACGGAATATCATGTACAATGCCCATTCCCGCAACTCCTGCCGTACCGTTCCCGGGGCTGACTGCCGGAATAGTCTTGGTCTGTTCCGCTTGACTTCCGCTGACCACATCAAGGGTTTTATATTTTAGGCTTATACTATTTTGTTCTGTGGTTTTAATATTTATCAATGCGGCGTCATTATTGTCACCGACGACAAAATCCGTCATATTTGTATAGAAGTCGTCCACCTCTTTTAATGTATTAACTTGGTCTTTCGTCATCGCACCATTGTTTGCTGGTGTCGCCGCTTCAATGCTCAATTCGGAGGCTGTTTCGGTTCCGTCGGCATTAAGTGTCGGCACCGAAAGAACCACGCCTGTACCTTTTGTAACGGCGGCTACATTACCCCCTATTAACAAGGGCTTTTTGATGGTTGGATGTTGTATTGGCAAACTTGTCTTAACCCACGTTCCGGCTGTGTTCTTAGTGAAAACCGCCATTTCGGACGCATCGACCTTGATACCATTGAAGTTCGGGTATGTGCCTTGTGTGGAGGCAATATAAAACACACTGCCGTCCGTATCCGCCGGCACCGTGCTTGGCACAGCCACACCACCGAACTGGGCGTTGCTGCCCACGTTATCAACAATGCTCATCAGTGTCTGTTGCATTATCGCGCCCGTAATCTCTTGGTTGCCGTTGGTCTTAATCACGTCGGCAATCGCTTTCTTTAGTTTAGTCCAATTCGTCATTATTGTATTTTTATTTTTCCATTAGTATTTACCTTAGAGCGCACATCCGCCCAGTCACTTGAGCCATTGTATTTTTCAAGAACAGCTGGATGGAGTTTGACGACAAAAGCCGCTCCACTCTTTGCGTTGTCCACCATATAACCTACACTCTCCGCCGACAATTGCTCGCTTTGCGAAAAATCAATATCGAGCGACAAGTTCTTGATTTTTACCGAGTGCAGTTTGGCGCATCGGCTGAATGCCCCGAACACGGAATAGCCTGTGTCTGGGAGGCTGATAATGCCTGTAATTTCCTGCAGCTTCACGCACCCCGCAAAGGCGTTGGTCATGTTCGCCACCGCCAATTCCCCACCCACGTTGAGGTCAATTGCCTCTGCCTCGGCGCATCCGAAAAATGCGCTGTGCAAGTCAATGTCGGAGGAGAATCCGCTGAACCAGTCATGACATTTAATGTATCTGGCTTTGGAGTTGGCCCACATCGCCGTATAATTGACAGTGTTGGCCACTTTGTCGTATTCTTGGCCGGCGAGTATCATGTCCGCCGGTGTGAGGTTGTATACCGTCGAGCCCACGAGCACTTTAAAACGGTTTGTCACCCGGTCATATTCAGCTCCGAATAGCTTATTATATACACTTATTTCGCCTTCAGTGACAGGTGCCACCGCATTTGTGAAGCAGTAGTGCATCATATAGGAGCCCCCATCGATATTCAAATGCAGATAATAATATCCGTCATGCGCCGGGGAAATTGCCGTTACGCTGTCGACCGCATATTCAATAAAAGGGAACTGAATTGTAAGATTATTGTCGCGCACAGAGATTTTCGCTCTCTTATGCTCACGGCTCACGATGTTTATGACTTCATCA